GCAGTTACCGTACAACGATTTGAAGAATACCGCCAACCCAAAGTTGCCAAGTTTGAAGAACTGGCACGTGGTTTCTTTTGGGTCCCAGAAGAAATTAGTCTTACCAAAGACAAAATGGATCACAAAGAAGCCAGCGATGCAGTTAAACACATCTTCACAAGCAATTTGTTACGTCAAACAGCATTAGATAGTATTCAAGGTCGAGCACCTAATCAAGTGTTTGGTCCTGTTGTTAGTATTCCAGAATTGGAATCACTAATTAGTAATTGGAGTTTCTTTGAAACAAATATTCACAGCAAGTCATATAGTCACATTATTCGTAATGTATATGGCGTGCCTAAAGAAGAATTTAACAAGATTCACGATACAAAAGAAATCGTAGACATGGCTGCTAATATTGGACGCTACTACGAAAATCTACATCAAATTAATTGTGCCAAAGAACTAGACGGATATATTGCAGAAGAAGATCACATTAAGGCAATTTGGTTGGCACTAAATGCCAGCTATGCGTTAGAAGCCTTCCGCTTTATGGTTTCATTTGCCACAAGTCTAGCAATGGTGGAAAACAAAATCTACATTGGTAATGGCAACATTATCAGTTTAATTTTACAAGATGAATTACTACATGCAGAATGGACTGCTTGGTTAATTAATCAAGTTATCAAAGAAGATGAACGTTTCATTAAAGCCAAAGAAGAATGTGAAGCTGAAGTGTACCAAATGTACATGGATGTTATTGCTGAAGAAAAATCTTGGGCCGACTATTTGTTTATCAAAGGTCCAGTTATTGGATTGAATGCAACTATCTTAAAAGACTTTGTGGACTATACCGCTTTTACAAGGTTGAAAGATATAGGTATTAAATATTTAGAAGACCATCCACGTAATAACCCTATTCCATGGTTTAATAAACACGTTAATATCAATAAGAAACAAACAGCACTACAAGAAAACGAATCAACTAACTATGTAATTGGCGTCATGAGCGACAATGTTAGTTACGATGAATTGCCAGATCTATAAGAGGAAATTATAATGTCAAAGGGAAGTAGACCTAGACCATATAGTGTCAGCCAAGAACAGTTTGGCAATAACTATGATGCAATTTTTGGAAAAAAGGAAAAGAATATGAATAAAGCAATCGTTTGGAGCAAATACAATTGCCCATTTTGTGACCAAGCAAAGGCACTGCTAAAATCAAAAGGTATTGCATTTGAAGAAAAGAAAATCGGTGATGGTTACACCCGAGAAGAATTACTAGAAGCTGTACCTAATGCTCGCACAGTCCCACAAATTTTCTTAGATGGCGAGTTAGTCGGTGGTTTCACTGAACTCAAGGCCCGTTTAAATGGATAACGAATTTGACAAGCTAAAAGAGGCTTTAGATAAAATAAAGCCTAATGAATTTGAATGGACAAGTGATCCAGCAACCATGGGCTTTTCTGCTCAGGAAACAGGGGAAACTGTTGATAATACAAAATTAACTACTGTAGATCTTTCTACTTTATCTGGTTTGTTCAACGGCCCTATTGGCAATATCACTATAAGTGGTGCTAGTGGATCAGGATCAATTTTGACTAGTAGCGGTTCTAATGGTACTTACTGGACAACGAATACTGGCCCATATACTATCGGTGCCGCGTATCCTAATAACAAATCAACTCTTGATGTTAATGGCGATGCTAATTTTGAAGGTGATATTAAGTGGAAAGGTCGTAGTTTAGGTCAGCTGTTGGAAACTATTGAAAAGCGACTGGCCATACTTACACCTAATCCGGATAAACTAGAACATTTTGAAGCATTACAAAAAGCATATAAACATTATAAAACTTTAGAAGCATTGTGTGAAGTGCCAACTAAAGATGACAACTCCTAACTCTGTAAAGGGTCGTAATAGTTACGACTCAACTAGTACTGGTGCATTAATTCCGTTTTTAAATCGGAACGTTACACCATATGCTACTGAAGCAGGCAGTATAAAATTTGAAATGGTCCCTGTTACCAAACAGAAGGACTTAATGATCAATCATGCTAGGATGTTTGCCCAGCAGGAGTACGATCGAATTATGGAATTAGTTTCTGTGCTGGAAAAACAAGCACAGCAGATTAAACGAAGATTGGAAGTTACTGATGCTGTCCATGGGGCAGTTTATCAGTTTCAACCAGTCATGGGTAACATCTATTGGTTAGTATGGGATATGCGAAAGCAACACACTCTATTAACGCAAATGGGACCCAATGATTGGAGCACTGCGGCTCCAGTGGACTACGAATACATGGCACAGGTCAAATACATGGGAGACCATACCTGGCTAGAATTAAATGAAAAGGACTAAAAATGTTACTAATAAATAAAGGTTATAAGCAGGGCGATGTGGTTAGTTTGAAACTAATCAACAGTGATGAATTAATTGCTGAATTTGAAAGTGAAACAGATGACACAATTAAAATTCGTCGTCCATTGGCATTGACAATGGCACAAGGCGGATTGGGTATGATGCCTTGGATGTTGCTAGGCAGTGATGAATTTATTACATTGAGTAAAACTCATGTTATGGCTGTCAGTGCTAGCAAGGCTGATGCGGCATCACAGTATACACAAGGTACAACAGGGATCGCGTTAAAATAATGGAAGTAATACACACCTCAGGAACATTAACACTGGATCCTAACCAGTTGTTCAACATGAATGGAATTGCAGAAAGTCTATATAAAATTAGACCATCTGATCCGTCATTACATGTGATTGGTGTGGACTTTACACTAGTTGGATTACAATGTAAAACTTCTGGTATCATCGATCCAGTTAACGAGCTTAAAGAAGCGGCTTCTAGGATTTATCACTATGCAATGCAGGCAGTTGTTCAACCAATTTGGACTGCATTGTATTCTTTGTACAATGCTTTGAAACGATTTGGACTTGCTGTTATAGATTTAAAAATACCTATTCCACATCTTAATCTTCATATTAGTGATTTGTTTAATCCAGATTTGTATAGTGTTATAGAAAAATTTGTCAAAGATTTATATCTAAAAGGCAAGGATAAAATTATTTCAATTTTAAATGCATTATCAATTCCGTATCCTTTGTTTAAAACAATCAATGCCATTGAAGAAGAAATACGATACATTGTAAAACATATTTGGTCCAGCTTGTGGGATCAATTGATGAAAAAAATTACATTGATTAAAGACTTAATCCAAACAGGTTTACGTTTATATGATTTAATCATATATAAGAAAATTATTTGGAGTGAAATTTGGAAAGTTGCTGTCGAACAAGCACTACAAACTATATTACATTATTTGAGTTCACCGCCTAGCATAGATGATATCAAACAAGCGGTTGTTGCATTTGCTAAAAAAGCATTAAACAAGGCAGAAGTAACTTATGAAGAAATTATGAAAACAATACATAATTTCAAACTACCAATTTTTGGAAGTCCTTTTGATTGGCTGTTTCCATTGAACCCACACGTAAATATTCCAGAGATTGATTTTAATAAAATTTTGGGCGACATTAAACTTTGGCTCAACAATTTTGTCATTAACATAATGCTCAAATTTATGAAAATCATCAAAAGAATTTTATCACTGTTTGGGATCGTTTTTCAATTGCCAAAGATTTCAATCCCAATTTCAGTGTGTGCCATTAGGACTCCCACATACGCATAATAATTTGACAAGATTGACAAAACTAGTTATACTATATTTGTCAACGCAAATTAAGGTTAAGGCGTTAAATATATATGTCCGGAGAGGTAAACCAACATAGTTGGTTGCTAGGGTGAGAGGCTCTAAGGTCAGGCGGAGACCATTACTTTTTGGATTCCGTCATTTATGGAGAAACGAATGAAGAAAATTATAGTAACATCATTGTTAGCACTAACAGCATTAACAGCATCTGCTCATGACGGCTGGCACCACGGCGGCGGACACTATGTTTACCGTCCAGGGTTTGGGTGGGTAGTTCCAGCAGTAGTCGGTGGAGTAATTGGGTATGAGATGGCTCGACCAGTACAGCCAAATGTTGTTGTAGTGCAACCACAGCCAGTAGCACCTGCTCCGGCAGTTGTTCCTCCTCCAGCACCAGCAGGTTTCCACTGGGAAGCCTTGTTAGATGCCACTTGTAATTGTTATAGGACTGTAGCAGTACAGAATTGATATGAAAGTTAAAAAATTAATCATGAAACTTAACAAGGCCGAACTTGAGCACAATCTCAAAAAAGCCAAAGAACTTTGGTTTAAATTGTTAAAGAAAAGCATTAAAGGTAAACACACAGAGGCAGTTAGATAATTAACTGTTAGTTAAGACTGTATGAAGTGGATTGAAAAGGATTCAAGACGCCGGTTCGAATCCGGCCAGGTCCACCAAAAGAGAATTGACACGGTGTACAACGTGCATCACTGAGTAATCAAATGGTTTGGACATTGAGCCGAAATTCAGTTTTCTTTTGATGGGCCTGCTCTGGTAATCGATTGGGTCAAGAGTAATGAAATGGACAGTCCGGCAATGTAGAAGCCGTTAGGATTGGGGTAACCCGGTCGAAGACACAAAACCTTTAAATGCAAATGATGAAGCATTTTTGATGGCCGCCTAAATCGGCTATCGGGGTAAGACATACCTCGCAACAGAAACTCAAGAACCCGCTTCGGCGGGTTTCTTTTTGATTGACAATACCAAAAAACTACTGTATAATAAGGACTTACTAACAACTACTTTAATTGTACTATGGACATTCAATTAAACATTAGACAAGGCGCAACCAAAGAATTCGTAGGCATGATAGTTAAGTTTTTTGAACAGGAACTCAAGCTCAAAAACAGTTCCTGGACTTTGGATGTGCGCACCAAACGGGGCATGCGGCTTGAAGGAACACGAGGATGCGTTACCTATGTAGGCCCAAAATATCTAATAATGCTTGTGGATTCCGGCTTGGATCTCGAGAGGTTGGTGCTTACTATTGCACACGAAATGGTCCATGTCAAACAATATGCCCGAGGGCAAATCAAACACAAATTGGGCGGTAAAACCTATTACTGGATGGGCAAGCAGACCCGTAAGAAGTATTTTGAACAACCTTGGGAAATAGAGGCGTTCAGCAAGGAGCGCAATTTGGCAAATAAAATATTCCAAATTATCAACAAATAATCAGAAATCTGTGCTATAATTAAATTTTAAACACTTAGAGGATATATGAAAAAAGTTCTTTTAGCAGTTGCTCTTGGTATTGCATTTGCTGGCGCAGTCGATGCCAAACCCGGCCAAGGTGGCGGAGGTGGGCGCAGTTTTAGTGCGCCCAGTGCTCCGAGTAGGGGTAGTTTTAGTTCACTGGGTCCTGTACATCCTACAGCATTGCCCAGTCCTAGTAAAGGTAGTTTTAGTGCCGCACCTGCTCCTAGCCCACAGAAAGGCAGTTTCAGTGCGCCACAGCAAACTACAACTCGTACAACTACTACGGTGAGTCGCACTTACTCAAGTCGTTATGTTAGCCCAGGCGGCTACTATGGCGGTTGGGGTATGGGTTATCATTACAGTAACGGCCTAATGACCGGGTTAATCATCGGTAGCATGATGCACCCATATGGTACCGTAATGTACACAGGTCCCGGTATGTATTACAATAATGCTGTGCTGTATCCCGATGGTCGAGTGGTTAATCAAAATGGATATTTGGTTGGAACCTATGCTGGTGGGCAGTTTAACCCTGTACAAAATGGTCCCATGGTAGCACAACCTGCTCCTGCTGATGCGGGGGCTCAACCAGTTCAACAACCGCAACAACCACAGGTTATCTATGTTGAAAAACCAGGTCCAACCGCCGGTGAGATCTTTGGCTATACATTAGCCGGTATTCTTATCTTAATTTTGTTATTTGCTATTATAGGGATGATTTAACATGTTACTCATTTG